CGACGCTTATGTAGATATTCATCAGACGAATCTGTATCTCCATCATTGTCAATATCAGCATCGGCCTGTCCTACTGGATCAAGCTTAGACTCTGCTTTTTCTTTTCTTTCTTGAAGCATTTTCACGTATGCTTCTGCAATTGGATTATCCATCCGTATTCTCCTAAATAAATTGTTGTCCAACTAGGGCAGAAGCAACTACTACCACTAAAATCCAAAATACACGATTAACCACCTTAACAGTAACCGCAGATTCATCTACTTTCTTTTCAATACCGTCAACACGCTCTTCATTTTTGAGCATGCGTTCCATCATAAACGCTTTATCGCCTTCTAATCCAATAAGCTTTTCTTCAGCACGGGCTAAAGAAATCATGGTTTCGGCTAGTTTATCTATCTTAGATTCGATTCGATCTAATCGACTTGTGCTGTCACCCGTTTCCATTTAACACTTCCACCTTTTAAGAGACATGGCTTTCCGTGTTGGTCTGCCTTTTTCATCTTTCATTGGGCCTTTCATTCCACTCATACGAGCACAGAATGATTTACGCCGTTTTGCGTCTTTACTTCCAGCCTTTACATTGCCAGTAACAGCCGTCTTTAGATTACCACCGGTTTTTCTATTAACAGCGGCAACACCCTTCGCAGTCATACCAGCACCTTTTTCAGTACTTATATAATGGCCTTTAGCATCATCGCCTCGCTCAGCGATGTATTTTTTAAAACTCAGCATTTGCTTTGACCCGGAGTATCTCTTCGACGTGTAGCTGCAAGCTTATCAGTACCTATCTCACCGGCACGTTCACTGTCACGAATCTCTGCAAACTGTCTAGCTTTTAGTATTTTTCTTTCTTCATCTTTACCAACATTGCGTGACCACCGGCCTCTGGCTCTAAGGTACATCTTTTGGATTTCTGTCATTTTCATTTTTGAGAGTCCTTAAAGTCCTGATCGGTAGGCGCATCTTTAGAACCAGGCTTATTCATCTTTTCGCCAGAACCTCTTTTAATCCGTGCACGCTTCTTGTGAATATTATCCCAAAGCGAAGGCTTCTCACCTTCAATGAAATCTTTGAAACCTTTCTTCGGCTCAGAGTCTTCTTTAGGTACACAGTTAGGTACTTGCTTACCATTTTTGGTTTTCATACCGATTTGTTTATGTGAATCCCAACAAGCTTCTTCAACCTTTTCAACGTCAGTTAACCACTTACGCAGCTTTTTACCATCAGCGGTTTCAACAATAACATAGTTAGAACCAAGCATTGCAACAGTTCCAACTTCTTCAGATTCTTTGATTGCAACCATGTCACCCTTTTCGAATAGTTCGCCTTGGATGTATGCTTCACGCTCTTCAGATACTGTTTGCAATTGGATATGTTGGCGGTAATCGTGTGATTCTTTCAGACCTAAACCGCTACGCAAATCGTTGAATAGTTGCTTACCGTCTTTGAATCCTTTAGGAAGACCTTTAGTGAATAAACTAAAGTCATTAGCTTCTGCAGCTGCTCTCATCTTAGAGGCTGACATACCGGATACGCCTTCAGAGTCAGGATCACGTTCACCTGCAGATATAACAGTAACTCCGCCTTCAAAGTTATAAAAACCATGGCGACCCTTTACTCCGTTATACTTACCAATCAGTGCTTCGAATTCATTGACACGATCAGAACCAACAACCATGTTAGCTCGGTTATAACCTTGATCATATATCTTTACAAGGATATCAAAAACGTTTCTAACTGATTTATCTAGTACAACTGAGCGGGCGTGACGTGGGAACATCTTACGCATGTATTTAATTTTAGTAGTATAATCTAATGGATTCTTTTTAGTATCAGTAGATTGTGACGCAAAGAACATCTGTTTAGATCCTCTTGCGACCTTCGCAGCAGCATCTAATAACTTTTCGTGTCCTACAGTCGGCGGGTTAAAACGTCCGAACGTGAAGGTTATTTCTTTGGTTGCTTCGGTGACATATTCACCAAATGACTTGAATGACATTACTTTGCTCCAGGTGCCGGTTTTTTGGTCTTTTGGAGCTTGGCTCTGTCTTTGGCTCGAACCGTCTTCAATAGCTTCTTTGCCATTGTTTTTATCTGCATTTTCTTTTTAGATAGTCGGTCTTCGATACCTTTACGAGCAGCATATGACAAGTCAGACTTATCCTTATCTCTAAGGATCTTCTTAACCATTGCATTACGAGCTGCTTTTTCTGCACGTTTTTGAAGCTTTTCAGGTGACGCTAATTTACGAGCAGCCCTTTTACGGCCCATCGCAATCTTAGCCCTATTACGACGCATTGACTGTTTTAGCTTCATGCGTTGTTGTGTGTTCAACGCTTCATTAATTTCGACTTCTTCTTTAATATTCTTCTTAGCCCACTTCTCAATTTGATTTACTACATCTTTAAGAGTTGTGCCAAGGTTAATAGTGGCCATATTCTTACTGGATTTTTTATTGACAATGTCTGTGTCATCCATATACGCGCCGGCCATTGCAGCTTTAGCCTGAGAACTAAGCATTTTATTAAGGGCGGTTTTTATCTGTTTGAAACTAAACTGCAGCTCAGTAACTTCTCTATCAAAACGTTTATCATACCTTTTCTTTAAAAGGATATCATTTGGCTTATTTAGAGTGGCTTCATTGAACGAATCAAGAGCTCTGATTTTTTTAAATTCTTCTTGCATATCTTTTCCCATTAGGAGCGAGACGGTGTGTCCCAGCCTTTAATAACATCGGAAGAAAAGTTATTATAGCTGAACGTCATACGATCAACTAATTTAACTGCTCCACCTTTTAATTTATCAATAGCAACGAAACCTTCAACTCCAGTAACTTGGAATCCGTTTCGAGTTTTGATAAACGTGTCAATTTTGTTTACCTTATTAAGCTTATTTATAATAACTAATTTCGCCACTACAATGGCATTTTGTAAATCGAAGATGGCCTTTAAGTTCGCTTTATTACTTGTAGAAAAGAACTTAAGCAAGTCATCACGCTTTGCCATCTTGCGGTCTTTTGCAACCTGTGTCTTTACTTTGCCTGCTTCTTTTTGAAATCTTTCTTTGATCCATGAGATGAGGCCCGCGACGTGTTTTGTCGTATTTGTGATTTTTTCTCCTCGTCTAACGAATGAGTTATTATACGTTTCGATGAGTCCGGCGAGTTCTTCGTTTTTCGAAAGATCGTTAAGGGCGCTTCCCTTAATTTTATTAAAAATCTTACCAGCATCACTGAGTGCTTGGGTGACTTCGTTAGTATCTTTCTGTGTAAGCGTAGCCGTTCCAGATAGATCTCTGAGGTTAGCGTCCTGCAACCAAACGCTTTGCGCCTTTTTGAATGAAGAAGCTTTAACATTAAAGGAGGCTCGCATATTTTCAAACGAATCGCCAGTGTAAGAAGTATGAACAACAATCCCAATTCTAGCCTTGCGTATAAATTTGGCTTCCATAGAATCAGTGCGCACAGCATACACAATAGTATTGGGATGGAAAGTAATATATTTAACACCGTCAATAGTCTCCGTCTTGAGATCATCAGATGTGAACATCAGGTCACCTTGTATTACGCCGGTGATACCTATCTTGCTAAGTTCATCAAAAGCGATCTTGAGTTTCGTTGATAAATCACCTGAAGTATCTTCATCGATATCGGCATGTGATTTATATACTTTGGGATTCTTATTGAATATCCCCTTCTTCGCTACAAAAAATTTCTTGTCAGAAGGATCAATTCCGGCAAATACCGCTGGGGCGCCGTCCCACTTAACTGTGACATCAGTTGTTTTTTTAGAGTTTCCTGCGAGCATATCTCTAAGAGCTCTTAGTGCTAATATAGCATCACGTGCACCAGTTACTCCACCATAAATCACACGATCCTCGATATGAGTCATGTGTGTATTCTTAGATGATGTAGCTTCTGTAACGAGATGCGACTTAAAATTAATCATTATATTACCTTAGTATTTCTATTCTTTATAGCTGTAGCCTTTGCGACAATAAAGAATCGTGCACCAGGGATACCAAACTGATTTTTGGCCTGTTCAGGACGAACATAATACCAGCATTCATAGTCAGTTCTAGGTTTTTCACCATGTAATTGTGTGTGGTTTGAAGTAAGTGTATAGATTGGAATGCCATCTTTGGCAACTCCTAAGCGTTTAAAGTCCATCATACCTTGATATAGAACATCAATATTTTGACGTCCATCAGCTTTACCACGCTTAAATTCTTTTCCAAATAGACTCATCATTATGAGAGATTGATCTGTAACCTTACGAGCGTATGCAGTCTTCATCGGGAAACGTTTTTGCCCAACTAATTCTTTTTCTACAGCAGCAACAAAGTTTAACATATCTTTAGATCTAGTAAACTTTAACTCAGGCATCCCGCCGTATTGTTGAAAGTCATTTGCCTTACGGCCTTTTTTGTGAGAGATCCAAAAGACTTCCTTGTTTGCCAAATCCATAAAATGAAAGTCTGACTTAGGAGTGCCTGGAGTAGATTCTATAGAAGCTAACTGAGCGGTCTTTTTACCTATCTTCATATAGATAAAGGGA